ACGGGCGCGCAGGTCTACGTCAACGCGCAGGGCTACGCCGCGCCGTAACAGCGGCGGCCAGCAGGAATCCATCATGACCGAGACGACCGAGCCGGGCGGGGGCGACCCCGCGCCGGATGCCCCTGCCATGCCGATCGTGGCGCAGCGCGCGCTGGCGGCGCCGGCCACCGTCGATCGCGCGGCGCGCACCGTCGAGGTGGTGTGGTCGACCGGCGCCCGCGCCCGCAACTTCGTCCCGGCCCTCGGCTTCATCACCGAGGAGCTGGAGATGTCGCCGAACGCGGTGCGCATGGACGCGCTGCGCTCGGGCCAGGCGCCGGTGCTGAACACCCATCGGCGCGGCGATGCACGTGACGTCCTCGGCCGCGTCACCGCCGCCCACCTCGAGCGCGGTCGCGGCTACGCGACCCTGCAATTCAGCACCGCCGCCGACGTCGAGCCCGTCTGGCAGCGGATCGCCGACGGCACGCTGCGGGCGGTGAGCGTCGGCTACCGCGTGCACCGCTACGAGCCGCGGCCGGACGCCGCGACCGGCGAGACCGTCCACCGCGCGGTGGATTGGGAGCCCTTCGAGATTTCCGTCGTGCCGGTCCCGGTGGACCGCGATGCGGCGGTGCGTGGTGAGGCGCTGCAGGGCGCGCCCACCGTCGCGATCGAACCCGCCCTGCCTGACGAGGAACCCATCATGCCCGAGACGACGCCGGAGACCCCGGCTGCCCCGCCTGCGGCGCCGCCCTCCGCCGCGCCGTCCACCCCGCCCCAGGAGACCACCGTGACCGCCACGCCCAGCGCCCAGGCGCCCGAGACCACCCGCGCCGCGCCCGCGCCGGCCGCCCCGCCGATCGACCTCGACGCCATCCGCGCCGAGGCCGAGCGCGCCGTCGCCGAGCGCATCGCCAGCTACGAGCCGGTGCTCGCCGCCGCGCGCGGCCTGCTCTCCGCCGACACCATCGACGCGCTGCGCCAGGCCGCGATGCGCGATCGCGCCAGCCCCGAGGTGCTGCGCGCCCGGCTGTGGGAGGCCTTCACCCAGGCGCAGACGGCCCGCCCCACGCTCCCGGCCCGCCCAGAGACCGGCCCCGGCCACGACGACCCGGCGCAGCTGCTCGACGCCATGGCCGAGGCGCTCGCCGCCCGCTCCATGCCGGGCTACCAGCCGCCGAGCACCGGCCCCGGCGCTGGCCGCCACGCCGAGTTCATGGGCTGGCGCCCCTCCGACATGCTGCGCGAGCTGCTCGCGCGCCGCGGCGACCGCAACCCGCCGCGCAATCCGACGCTGCTCGCCGAGCGCGCCTTCCACACCAGCTCCGACTTCCCGGCGCTGCTCTCGGCCGCCGCCAACAAGATGCTGCTCGCCGCCTACCAGCCGGCGCAGCCGACCTACCGGCAGATCTTCCTCCGCCGCGACTTCCGCGATTTCAAGCCGCACCGGCACCTGCGCATCGGCGACTTCCCGACGCTCCTGCCGCTGCTGGAGAACGGGGAGATCCAGGTCGGCACCATGTCCGAGAGCCAGGAGATCGTCGTCCTGCAGACCTTCGCGCGGCGCATCCGGGTCACGCGACCGATGCTGGTCAACGACGACCTCGGCGCCTTCACCGACTTCGCCGCGGCGATCGGCCGGCGCGTCGCCGAGTTCGAGAACGCGACGGCCTACCAGCTGCTGAACAGCGGCAATGGCGACGGCCCGACGCTCACCACCGGCAACGCGACGGTGTTCGGCACGGGCGCGGGACGCGCGAACAAGGCCGGCGCGGGCTCCGCCCTCGACCTGCCGAACCTCGCCGTCGGCCGCGCGGCCATCATGCGCCAGAAGACGCTGGACGGGCTGCCCATCTCGATCGGCAGCACCATGCGGCTGCTGGTCGGCCCCAGCCAGGAGCTCGCGGCCCGGCAGCTCACCATCAGTGTCGCCGCCAACCAGATCGGCAACGCGAACGTCTTCGCGGGCTTCGTGCAGCCGCTGGTCGAGCCGCTGATCGGGGCGAACCGCTGGTATCTGTTCTCCGATCCGCTGAGCGCGCCGGTCTACGTCTACGGCTACCTGAACGGGGCGGAGGGGCCGCAGGTCACCACCGGAGCGGTCCAGGGCGCGGATGGCATCGAGGTCAGCGTGATCTTCGACTTCGGCGTGGGCGCCATCGACTGGCGCGGCGCCTGGTTCAACCCGGGCACCTGACCGCCCAACCACCCCTCGTGAACCGATGCAGAGGCCGCCCTCCCGGGCGGCTTCTGCGTTTCTGGAGACCCCATCCCCATGCGCAACTGCATCCGTCCCGACGCCCGCTCCGTCCCCATGGTCGTGCCCTATGCCGGCGGCATCCTCTCCGGCCAGGGCATGCTGGTCGGCGCCTTCTTTGGCGTGGCCGCCGCCGACGCCGCGCAGAACGCCACCGTCGAGTGCGAGACCCGCGGCGAGTTCGAGCTCGCCAAGGACCCGACCCAGGCCATGGCGGCCGGCACGCGCGTCTTCTGGGACAACACGAACCGCCGCCTGACCACCACCGCGACGGGCAACTTCCAGGTCGGCGTCGTCACCGTCGCCGCCCTCGCGGCCGACGCCACGGTCCGCGTCATGCTGGCACGCGTGCCGGCCTCGGGGGCGTGACCATGGATGCCAAGGCCAGCCGGGGCTACCGCAATCGCAACCCCGGCAACATCGAGCACCACGCCACGAACAAGTGGCTCGGGCTCGTCGATCCGCCTTCGGACGGGCGCTTCTGCCGGTTCCACTCGCACCAGCACGGCATCCGCGCCCTCGCCCTGCTGCTGCAGAGCTACCAGGACCGGCACGGCCTGCGCACGGTCCACGGCATCGTCGCGCGCTGGGCGCCGAGCAGCGAGAACGACACGCGCGCCTACCAGGATGTGGTCGCGGCACGGCTGGGGGTTGGGCTCGACAACCCGATCGACCTGCACGACGCGGCGACCATGCGCGGCCTGGTCGAGGCAATCATCCGCCATGAGCTCGGCGGCATGCCCTACGCGCCGGAGACCATCGCGGAGGGTCTGCGCATGGCGGGACTGGTCCAGCCGGGCCTCGCCCACAGCGGCACCGTGCGCGCCGCCGCGGGCTCGGTGGTCGCCGGCGTCACGGCGGCGGCGGTGGTCGATGCGGTCACGACGCTGGCGCCGCATGCCGAGGGGCTGGCTGCGGTCCTGCGGGCGCTCGGCCCCTGGGGCGTTGCCGCCGCGGTGATCGGCGTCGCGGCCTGGACCATCCACCAGCGGCTGCAGCGGCAGCGGGAGGTCACCCGATGACGGACCACGACCGCGAACTCGGCACCATTGTCACCCGCCTGACCGAGATCGAGCGGCGTCTGGCCGAGGGCGACAAGGACATGCGCGAGCTGACCCGCACGGTGACCGAGCTGGTCAAGGCGATGGCTGGCCTGACGGCGCGGCTGTCGCTGGCGGCCGGCGGGGTCCCTGGCGCATCGCCTGCCATCCCGGCGACGGGTGCTGCGGCAGCCGGCGGCATCGTCGGCGCTGCGGTCGGCGCGAAGCTCGCCTCCTGGCTCGGGCTCGGCTGACCCGTCATGGGCGTGTTCGACGATGCGCTGGCCGTGCTTGCCGCCGACCCGAACCTCGGTGTCGAGGCGATCTACCGGGAGGCGGGCACCGGCGCGCCGGTGTCGCTCCGCGTGTTGCGTTCCAGCCCCGATCGGGTGGTGGACGCCTTCGACACGCAGGTGCTCCGCGCGACCGACGTGCTGACCGTCAGCATCGCCCTGCTGCCGGCGGTCGAGGCGGGCGACACCTTCACCATCGGCGCAGAGCTGCTGACGGTGGGCAGCGCGGAGCGGGATGCCGTCGGGGTCGCCTGGCGCGTGCTCTGCCGGCGATAGGCCATGCGGCTCACCGCCGTCGTCGGCGACCTCCGCAAGGCACTGGCCGAGGAGGTTCGCGCCGGCGAGCGCGCCGCCTCCCGCGCGGTGCGTGCCGAGACGGATGCCCTGAAGACTGAGCTCCGCGGCCAAGTCACCGGCTCGCTCGGCGGCAAGGCGCGCGGCATCGCCAATGCCTGGCGCTCGCAGGTCTTCCCCCGGACCGGCGTGTCGATGCGCGCTGCCGGCCTGGTCTGGAGCAAGACGCCGCTGGTGATTGACGCCTTCGAGCGTGGGGCGCTGATCCGGCCGAAGGGCGGCGGGCGTTTCCTGGCGATCGCCACCGGCTTCAACGCCGCCCGCGGCTGGCGCGGCCGCGGCGACAAGGGGCTGCGCGTCACGCCGGCGCAGATGGTCGCGTCCGGTCAGGGCTTCCTGCGGCCCTTCCGCTCCGGCCGCGGCTTCGTCTGGTGCTTGCCGCTGCGCCAGGGGACGCAGACCGGCCGGCGCCGCCGCACCCGCTTCATCGCCGGTGGCGTGGCCGAGGTCGGCACGGCCAACCGCAAGGGCCGCGAGGCCTGGGCCCGCGGCCTGCTCGAACAGGGGATGGTGCCGATGTTCCTGCTGCTGCCCCAGGTGAAGCTGGCCAAGCGCCTCGACGTACGCGGCGCCTCCCTACGCGCCCTACGGCGCCTGCCGCGGCGGTTCGTGGCGGCCTGGGAAGCCGAAGCGACGAGGACCGGATGAGTGTGCGCGAGACCGCCCTGGCCGCCCTGTCCGTGCGCCTGAGCGCCGCCCTGGCCGCGCGGAACCCCGCCCCAAAGGTCCTCCGCAATGAGACCGTCCCGCAGCGCCTGCCGCCCGGCGGGCTGGTAGTGGTGCGCGATGGCGAGACGGTGGAGGAGACGCCGATCCTCTCGCCGCTCGCCTGGGCGGTCGAGCACCGTGCCGAGGTCGAGGTCGTCGCGGCCTCGGGCGCGACCCTCGATGCGCTGCTAGTCGACATCGCCGCGGCGATCGCCGGCGACCGCACCCTCGGCGGCGCGGTGGAGTGGACGCAGCCCGGCGCGCCGACCTTCGACGATGCCGAGACCGAGGGCGCGGCCGCGGCCCGCGCCGCCTCCGTCCCCGTCACGCTGTCCTTCACCGTCGCCGGCTCGCCGCTGGCCTGACAGGAGCTACCAATGCCCCGTGCCATCGGCGCCAACTCGCGCCTGCTCATGATCCCCGAGGTGACCTATGGCACCGCACCAGGCGGCAACTGGCGGCGCGTGCCCTTCCTCTCCTGCAACCTCGGCGCCGAGCAGCCGCTGCTGGATGCCGACGTCATCGGCCTCGGCGGCAATCGCGATCCCGCCGCGCCTTTCTTCGACACCGTCACCGTCGAGGGCGACGTGGTCGTGCCGGTGGACCTGATCAACATCGGCCACTGGCTGCGCCTGCTGCTCGGCGCGCCGACCACCACCGGCACCAACCCGAACTTCACCCACACCTTCGGCTCCGGCGCGGCGACGCTGCCCTCGCAGGCGATCGAGATCGGCTATCCCGACGTGCCGAGCTACGACGTCTGCGCCGGCGTGCGTGCGGACGCGCTGGAGATCGACTTCAGCCCGACCGGGCCGGCGACCGCTACGATCAAGCTCGTTGCGCAGGGCTCGACGCGATCCGGCTCGTCCTCGGGCGGCACGCCGGTCTCGGCGGCCTACACCGCGTTCAACAAGGCGCAGGGCTCCATCTCTCGCGCCGGCTCTGCGCTGGTCCAGGTCACCGGCGCGCGGCTCGCCTATTCGAACAGTGTGGAGGCGGTGCGCACCATCCGCGCCGACCGCAAGATCGAGGGCGCTGATCCCGGCATCGCGCGCGCTACCGGCCAGATCACCGCGCGCTTCGCCGACACCACGCTGCTGACGCAGGCGCAGAACGGCACCGCGGCGGAGTTCGCCTTCGCATTCACCATCGACGCCAACCGCAGCCTCACCTTCACGCTGCACGAGGTCTACCTGGCGCTCGCGAAGACCCCAATCGAGGGGCCCGCGGGCGTCGAGGCGAGCTTCAAGTTCCGCGCGGCCCACAACGCCACGGCGACCCGCATGATGACAGCCGTGCTGAAGAACCAGCAGGCAGGGACGGAGTATGCGTGAGGGCTATCG